CTTGAAATTCTCATTGTTGTATTTGTTCTAGAAGTTTGTGTATATGCCTCTACAAACCCTCTATTGTATGTCATGCACTTTAACCAATCACTTAAGAAAATTTGCTTTGTTGGTTTAACGAATCTAAAGGCCGGGTGTTTTTTCCAAAAATCTTGTACATAATCATATGATATGTTAAGTTTAACTCTTATATCCTTTATTGAATTATTTTTTTGATCATACATGAATCTGGGTGTTTGTAGTATATTATCGTATTGATCTTCATTGATTGCTAGTATACCTTCATCAACCTCAGTTCTATTTTCATTTCCTATAATAAATAATTTTTCAATCATTTCATTTCCATGTTCATTATAAAAATAAAGTCTATAATTATTAACATCTCCTTTACATAACAATGAAAATAGTGGAAATTGGTCAGGAAACCCAAATAATTCTATTGGCATTTCAAATCTTTGATTATTGGTGATTCCAAGTGAATTATTCATCCCATCCAACAAGCTATAGGCTTCTGCAACAACATAAACATGTAATCTTTCAAAAAAATAGGCAAAACTAATATTGCAACCAACCCTTACACATTCACCAACTCTTGAAATTGCTGCTTGAATATCACTCTTGTACCCTGTACATGGAAGATTTAAGTTAATTTCTTTTGATTTTTTTATCTGAGGATAAAGCATTTCACCATTAAAAGACATTAGGGAAACGAATTCCATAAAAAGTTGTTGACATGAGGTTTTTCTATCACTATCTTTTATAGAATGAAGTCTCATGTTCATTTTATGTAAAGCTCTAAATAAATTAAAATCTTCTTCTTCTTTATATAATATTATTTGTACATAATCATCTGAATGTTCCATATGAAAAACTTTTAGTTTTTTAAGTGGATATAAATCATTCCATATTCTTATTGACGTATTTGTACAGGCAACTGACTTAAATGAGGAGGAATAGTTAAACAAACCTTGTAAAAAATTTTGTGTGCTATGTATTTTTGTTGTTTTTTCATTTAACATACCACCTAGATAACTTGTTTTTTCATGTGGTATTACACAATTAAGAACTGATAATGGAATATTAATATATTTATTTGCCCATGATGCAAAAACTGATTTACAGTATAATCTAAAATTTTCTGGCATTAAACCTTCAAAACCATCCATCATTGACATAAATGATCCCATACATTCAGATGCAGACCATTTCGTGCAATCACCATTAACATATCTAACTTTCATATTATTTTCTATAGCAATTCTCATTGCTTGGTCTAACATTTTTTGCATTTCAATAATTTTTCTATCACCTGGGACAGATATCATTTCATTGGGTATATCTTTTGACAAATAATAGAAAAATTTCTCAACTAATCTTGCAGCTGCTTTTGCACCTAAATTTACAACATAAAATTCTCTTTTTGCACCATATTGTGCCTTTATACAAATATCAGCTTCCACTGGTTGAAAATCATTCAAGTGTTCACTAGCTAGGTCAGTAACCAATTCATATTTACCTGAATCAAGTTTTTCAATTAAAGTTTCCCAAACTTTCTGTCTTATTTTGGTTTTGTAAAAACTAGAATCATTATTCATTCTTACTGATGGTATCTTAATTTTAAGATCCTCTTCCTCATATCCAAGAAAAATCAATCTTTTGAGCGTTCGTTTATTTGTAGCTGATGTGGGATCTTTATATATTATTTTTCTTTCTAATGAATGTATAACAACCTTTGTACTTGCAATTTCAGAAATTGTCTCTGTTAAAACATTATGAATAATTTTTTTAAAATTAAATTTATATTGGTTAATAAGGAATTTTGTTGAATCTTTAATATGTTGCTTGTGAAAACCTATATTTGGTTTATCAGTTAAGAAACGATAAATATCAAGACCATTTGTCATAGTACC